CGACGTGTCCATCGTGACGACGCCAGCCTATGACGGCACCGAGATCGCCCTGCGGTCTTTGCAAGAACACCGCGAGGCTAAGGCCAAGTCTCAGGCCGCCCGCCGCATGCGGATGAAAGCAACGCTGTCTGGCATTGAGGCCCGCAACGAATATCTTGTGCCGCCTGAGCCGCAGCCTGAAATCGTTTCTGGCAGTGTCAATGCGATCAACACGCAGAACGCTATCGATAACTGGAACCTCGGCCCAGAAGCTGCGTCTGATGAACCCGGCGCGAACCAAGAATATTGGGCAAAGATGGCTGATGTCTGGAGCATCAACGAGGCAGAAGCCCGTCGCCAGCTTTGCTCAAACTGCGAATACTTCAACAACACGCCTGAAATGCTCAAGGCGATGGAAGACATCCCGCGCAATGACTTCGACACCAACGCTGGCGGTCGCGGCTGGTGCGAAAAACTTGAATTTATCTGCCACAACCTGCGGTCCTGCCAAGCATGGGAACGCATGGATTTTGAGGCTGAAGAATAACGGCGGTCTCCCGCTGTTGGCCCAAACCCCCAGCCCTTGGGCAAGGCACAATGTAGGAGGCCATCATGGCTGACGTGAAAGACCTGCGGGAGAAGATGGCGCGTATCGCCACGGAAGCCCGTTCCAAACTTGCAGAAGTGACGGACAAGACCGAAGAAGCCCGTGCCGCTGAAATCGAGCGCGAGTTTGACGCCATGATGGCTGAGCATGACCGCCTGTCGGGCGTTGCCCAGCGCATGGAAAAGGCTGACGCGGCTATCCGCGCTGCTCACTCGGTTGACCTGTCGAAGCGCCCTGTCGCTGAACGCACCTCGGCTCCTGCCGTGGACGCTGGCTTTGCCACCGACTATCGCTCGGCTTTCTATGCCATGATCGCCAACGGCGGCGTCGAAGGCTTGGACAGCGAAGTGCGTCAGGTTCTGCGTAGCAACGAACTCCGCACCCAGACCGCTGGCACCAACTCGGCTGGTGGCTTCACCGTCCCGACCGAACTGGCGACCTTCATTGAGAAGGCCATGATCGCCACTGGTCCGATGTACGACTCGAACCTGTTTACCGTGATCAACACCACTGGCGGCAACACGTTTAACATCCCGACCGTTGACGACACCAGTGTTCCTGCTGTTGCACACACGGAAGGCACCCAGCCGACCGATGACGGTGGCGCAGACGTGACCTTCGGCCAGAAGTCGCTCGGCGCATATGCCTTCGACACCGAGTGGGTGCGTTGGTCGTATGAACTGGCAAATGACTCCATCCTGAACATGGAATCGCGGCTGGGCGAACTGCTGGGTGAGCGCATGGGCCGCATCGCCAACTCGAAGCTGACCACTGGTTCGGGTTCGTCGGACGTTGAGGGCATCGTTACCACCTCCACGCTCGGCAAAACCGCTGCCGCGACCGCAGCCGTGACCGCCGACGAGATCATCGACCTGATCCACTCGGTCAACCCGGCTTACCGCTCGGCACCCAACACCGCCATCATGATGAACGACAGCACCCTCGCCGCTGTCCGCAGCCGTGACCGCCGACGAGATCATCGACCTGATCCACTCGGTCAACCCGGCTTACCGCTCGGCACCCAACACCGCCATCATGATGAACGACAGCACCCTCGCCGCTGTCCGCAAGCTGAAGGACGGTCAGGGCAACTACCTCTGGCAGATGGGCAACTATCAGGCTGGCGTCCCGCAGAACATTCTCGGCTACAACGTGGTCGTGAACCAAGCAATGGACTCGCTGGCTGCCGCCAAGAAGGTCAGGCTGTTCGGCGACATGTCGAAGTTCTACGTCCGCAAGGTCGGTGGTCCGTCGCTGTTCGTGGCCCGTGAGCGTTTCGCTCCTGACTACGGCATCCTCGGCTACATCCGCTTCGACGGCGTGCTGGCCAACACCGCTGCCGTCAAGCACCTGATCACCGCCGCCTCCTAAGGCATGATCTGAAAACTGGGCGGGGCTTCGGTCCCGCCCGTCCCACAAAAGGAGGCCGACATGGCTAAGGTTCGTTTGCTCACTTCGATGGCTGGCATTGATTTCTCGCACAACAAGGGCGACGTGATTGATTGCAGCGATGAAGCCGCAGCACGTTACATTGAGGCAGGCATTGCCGAGGGTTTCGCTGATGCAGAAGCCAAGGTTGAACGCGCTGTCAAAAAGACCGCCGTTGAGAAAGCCGTGAAGGAATAACAGATGCTGTCGCCGCAGTTCTCTCTTGTCCGCGTCACCGCGCCAGCCGCCTTGCCCATCTCTGTGGCCGAGGCCAAGGCTCAGATGCGCGTGGAGGGGAATGACGACGACACCATCATTGAGCGGCTGGTTAATACTGCCGTGGCCTTCGTGGATGTGCAGGGCCTGCTTGGACGCGCAATGATCACGCAGACTTGGGGAGAGTGGCTTGCGCCTAATCCCAGCACCGTGTTGCTTTCTCTCGGCCCAGTGCAGTCTGTTTCGGCCATCAAGTATTACGACGTTGATGGCGTTTTGCAGACCGCAACGCTGGCCGACTTCAATGTCTTTGGCACGCCAAACAGGATCACGATCACTCCGAAAACGGGGAAGGCTTGGCCTGTCACGCAAAACCGCGACGATGCCATCAAGATCGAATATGTGATCGGCTACGGCGCAAGTTCTACCAGCGTGCCGCAGACGGTTCGCCACGGGCTGATGATGCTGGTGGCGCACTGGTATGAAAACCGCGAAACCACGCAGGAAAAGCAGATGCAAGATCTGCCCTACGGCTTCATGGAAATGATGAACATCGAACGGAATTCTTGGTATGGCTAAGGCTGGCGCATTCGGTGAGCGTGCTACGTTCCAGCGCCTCGATGCAGGCGCTGTTGATGCTTATGGCAACGTCTACACCGGGTGGTCCGAATATGGCGTGCGCTGGGCCGATCTGCGTGAGCGGATCGGCAAAGAGATGATCGAAGGCGGTGCGCTGAATGACGTGGCGATGGCCACCATGCGTTGCCGTGGTGATACGATCACAAGGGCAATCACGGCAGCCGACCGCGTTGTCGTCCGTGGTTACACTTGGGCCATCAAGAACGTGACCCACATCGACAGCAAGAACGCGGTGATTGAGTTCCTGCTTGAGCGCGGGGTGGCGACGTGAAGGTTGCTGGCGCGGCGAAACTGGCCAAGCAATTGCGGGACGCTCCTGAAGCCGTCCACCGCAATGTTGTTAAGTCTATCAAGCTAAACACAGAACAAGCGGCAAGAATGGCCCGCAGCCTTGTTCCTGTGAAGTCTGGTCAATTGAAAGGCTGGATTCACACCAAATACGACGATGGTGGCATGATCGGTTCGGTCGAAGCCGCGCCGCCAACACGCGATGATCAAATCAAGGCCAAGGCCGTCGAATTTGGCCGCCAGAAGGGCAATCGCGGCACGACAGCGGCGCAGCCTTATATCCGCCTCGCACAAAAAACGCAGGTGCCAAAGTTCCTGCGCAGCGTTAAGTCTGCGATTCGACGCGGGCTGAAGGAGGCGACCAATGGCTGCTGGATTTGCTCTTGCTTTGCAAAAGGGTCTGCGGGCTGCACTGGTCGCCAATGCTGGTATTACGGCGCTTGTTTCCACTCGCGTCTATGACGAGCCGCCGCAGGGCGTGACGTTCCCTTACCTGCGCTTTGGCGACATCACCCCAACAGCCTTCGACACCGACACCAAGGTCGGCGCGACTGTTGATATTTCTCTGGAAGCCAACAGCCGATCAGCATCTGGCCGGGTGGAAGCTGTAAAGATTGTGGAAGCCGTCAACGCGGCTCTGCATCGTCAAGAGGGCAGCGTGACCGTCACCGGGTTTACTCTGGTCGAATTGATTTTCCAGACACACAATGTTACAAGAGACCCTGATGGCCGTGGGTATACGGCTGTGATCGCGCTTCGGGCTTTGCTCGAAACAGCCTAGAAACGGGCCTTGGGCAAGCCCTAAAACGGAGGCCATCATGGCTAAACAACTTGGACGCGCCCTGCTCGT